AGGAAGAGCCTACCGAGAAGTGGTTGGACCTCCTCAGCAAGCGCGACGGTGGCAGCAACTACACCGAAGCGAAGTTCCTGAACGAAGTCCTCGGGGAGTCCTGTGACGTCGGCACCAAGCTGGTAACGCTGACCGACATCAAGCAGGCGTCCACGCTGAACAAGAACGAGGAGCGAGAAGCACTCAAGCAGGTCGGCAAGTATGCCTACCGATCCATGGGCGTCGACTGGGGCGGGGGCGGCGAGGAGGAGATCTCCTACACCGCCCTCTGCATCGTCGGCCGCAATCCACGCAACGGCAAGATGGAGTGCATCTACGCTAAGCGTCTACATGCAGGGTTCAGCCATGTAGAAGAGGCACGGGAAATCATGCGCCTGTTCAAGGCCTTTCAGTGCCACTACTTCTGCCACGACTATGGTGGATCCGGCTCCGTTCGAGAAGCACTGATGGTTCAGTCCGGCTTCCCACTGGAGAAGATCCTGCCCTTCATGTATGTCCGCGCGACGATTCGCAAGATGGTCGAAGCGAAGCGTCCGGGCGGGTTCAGCCAGCGTGCGTACTACACGATAGACAAGGCTCGGTCGCTGGTTCTGCAGGCGCAGTCGCTCAAGACGCAAGCGATCCTGCTGCCCGAGTATGCCAGCTCCAAGGACATCACCCACGATCTGCTCGCCCTCATCGAAGACAAGAGTTCGAGACCATCGGCTGCCGATGTCTTCCTCATCACCCGTAATGCCAAGATGCCTGACGACTTCGCTCACGCACTGAATTTCGCGTGTGTGGGCATCTGGCATATCCACAACTGCTACCCCGACCTCTCCAAGCTGGCTGAGATCAAGCTCACCCGGCAACAGAAGAACTTCGCCGAGCCGCTGACCCAGTCTTGGGAAGAGTAGCTGATATCAAAAAGGGAAAGTGAAGCGTGCCCCGGTCGCTGGAAGGCGACCGGGGCGTGGTCTAAAGATGTGAATTCCCCTAGTGGATGTATTCGCTCGACGGCGTGCCGAGCAAGGACTGGAAGATCATGTCTTCCGCCTCTGTGCCACAACAACGGCACTGCTCACCAACCTCGTCGTTGGTGAGGATTTCCCCGCATGTACAGCGCTTGTTCTTGCGGAGTTCGGCCTCGACGCGCAGCTTATCGAGCTGCTCGCCACGGCGTTCAGCCCACGTCGTGGATGATTGCGACATTCCCCCGTCTCCTCCTACCCCCCGGAGAGATGCGAGCACGTTTGAAACGTACTCTGGCCAATGGCGAAAGTGGTCGCCGGACGCTATCGAATAGCAGTGGCAACTCACCATTGTATTGTAACGCGAAAATCGACCTGTTTTAGGCCTTCAGAAGCACCCTCGGACCCCACCGCTTCTTGCGCTTGTAGAGGGTCGCCAACCACAGTCTTCGGCACCTCGGACAGCGACAGACCTCGACCAATTTCCGCTGCTTCGGGCGCACATTCGAGGTCGAAATGCGCAGGCGCCGACCACAGCAGGGCGAGAATACGATGAGCAGTGTGTCCGACCATTTGGAGGCCGAGGCCTTGAACATCTGCCCCGTGTAGACGACGGCAGGGGGTGGTTTCGTCGGCAGTTTGAGCCTACGAGCGGGACTTCGACCACCGCTTGGCTTCTGCGTTCCAGTATTTGAGGTCGAGGACGAACCCGTTGGCTCCGGACTCGAATCCGTTGCGGGCTGCGTTGACCGCAAGCTCCTTGATGGCAGTTTCAAGGTCCGGTTTCGGGTAGCTCTTGAGCGCTTTGAGGAACGCCGGCTCGTGGAGGAAGACTTTCTCGTGTTCGTCGTCAATAACGACAAGGGTGGACGGCTTAGCGACCGAGCCGGCTCCGCGCCGCTGGAAATCTGGGTAGATTGTGTCATGGTCAACTCTCAGCTTCTGATCTTCCCGCACCCAAAAGATCAGCTGCATCAGCTTCCGATCGAGACTTCCCATGTCTGGGGTCTGAATCAGCTTCGCAGCCTGCCCGAAAACGCTCATATCGAGAGCGTGTAGCTCTTCGTCGGCCCAGTTCGTCAATGCTGAGAGTACGCTCGCCTGAAGATTGGATGACACTTCGAGCTGGAACCCGCGAGCCTGCAGCCATGCGACGAATCTCATCACGCCGCGCAGCTTCGGAAGCGACTTCCGCTGCGAAATGACGCCCGGGCTATGGATGAAGACCCAGCTATCGCCCACCGCCAGTGCCACTGCCTGTGGCTGAGCGAACTGAGTCATGAGGTTGACGTGATCTGTGGCCGTCAGACGCGAGAGAATGGTCGTCGCCTGCGGGTCGAAGTCGACCCAGATCGGGTAGCCGTGCTGTACGCTCTCCTTGCGGACGTCTTGGAGCGCGTACGCGGCCTGTTTTCGGGCCAGTCGCTGGTGCTGGAACACCGGCATGTCGAGTTCGCGCGCGAAATGGCGGCTGACGACGCTCGCTATCGACCCAACACCCCCTACGAAGCCGACCGGAACCTCTGTCGACCCGATGACGGGGGCGATCAGGTTCGCCATGAAGCACGCCATGCCCGCCCAGATGGTCGCATTCTCGTCCGACGGGACCAGTGCAGCGTCCCAGTCGCCATGACTGAGCGGTTCGACCAGCAAATTCGACGCTGGGAGCTTCGATCCCATCGCGTAGAGCGTGTCGTCGAGCTTTCCGTCGCGGATACTGAAGTTCGGGAAGATGAATGCTTGCTGATCGGCGTACCAACCGATGCGGCTGTAGCCCTCTGCGTACACCGGAGGGCAGAATTGCTTCGAGATTTCGATGATATGGCGCCCTACGATGCGCTGGATCATCGGAACACCCAGTCCTCCGGCCATCATGGTCTTGCGAAGCCAGTTCGGAGGGGACCGTTCGATCACATCGATGTCATCTTGGAACCGGATCGTCTTCCCGTTGGCCGTGATCGTGCCCTCGTACTGGTCGATCCCCGAATCTTGGGCATGAACAGCCCGCGAAATCCGGATGATCGCGTTGCAGAGCAGCTCTCGGTGGCCATCTCGGACGATCCACCACGCCCCATCGGCCTCGATGATGCGTAGCTTGTTGATGTAGACCGACTGTTCGATCGGTTTCTCGCCGATGATCTGCTTCACCATCTCGCGCTCGACCGTTGTGCACAGCTCGTAGATGAGATTCATCTCGTAGGCGGTGAGATCGAGGCTCCGAATGGTGTCATAGACCTCTCCACGGTCCTCGTGCGTCAGAATGTAGTGCTTCAGCCCCTCCGACCACGGTACCGCCGACTCGGTCATGCGGTCCAAGACCTTCGGGATGGTCGTGTGGCGTAGGTACTCGTAGGCGTCAGCGAAGCGCGGGCGCTTGGCGATGTACGCGCGGGCATGCTTCTTCGCCTGCCTGAACATGGTGAAGTTCGGGGTCTTGTCCCAGAAGATGACGCGGCGCGCGTTGATCGACATCCATGCCTTATCTGTCCGCGTCCCGTAGACCACTATCTTCAGCGGCGTGTTGTCGCAGGTGAAGTTCCGCCGCTGCATCTGCAGGGCGAATAGCGGATCGCGCACGGCGAGGACGATCTCGTCCTCCAGCCCGGTCGCGTCCAGCATCATCAGGCCGTCGTCGTCCTGATGGTCCCACAGATGAAGCCGTAGCGCCTGTTTTTTACCTATCAGCAGGAACGAGACGATCCGTCCGGGCACATCGTAGTAGGGGCACACGAAGAAGTACGGCATGCTCTTCGGCACATCAAACCCTGCAGCGACAGCGTCGCGCCGATCGGCGCACCCGAGGAACTTCCCGAGCGTCGAGCCCCACTCCGCCGGGACGCAGCGACCGATCCACAGCTGGTGCTGCTGGAACAGGCTCAGCCAGCTCTGCCTGATGTTGAGCACCTGCTGGCGCGCGGTCTCGAAGAAGTCTTGGAAGCGCTTGCGCTTCGTGATGTAGTAGCCGACGTAGTCCGAAACGAAGCCACGGGACAGCTCCCCGCTCGTCATCGGCAGGATGCGCTGCTTCGCCAGCTCCAGCACCGCCGAGTGGAGATCCTTCATCCCGTGCCCGGCGGCGTACAGCTCTATCGAGTCGCCGTTGAAGCTGCAGGCCCGGCACGAGTACCACCGACCGCCGGCGCCGGGAGACACATAAACGTAGAGAGATTCCCGCTTACAGAGTGGGCATACGGTAGCGGAGGGTAGATGATTCTTGACCGGAACATCGAAAGACTGTAATATCTGTTCGTGACCAATGTGAATGTTCAGATCCGTTGGAGGATTTGCCATGCCCGCTGCCCAGATCGTTGATGCCGTCAGCGACAAGAGCCATCAGACGCTCTTCAAGATCTCGAAGCTCGTCGACATCCCAGAGTTCGTGAAGAACGCCGAGGCCGACGACCCCGAGTCTGTTAGCGGGCTTCCGCAGACCGTCTTCGCGGATGTGGTCAACCGCAAGTTCCCATGCCATACGAAGGCGGCGACGTGGCTCTCGCAGCTGTACTTCCTCAACGCCCGCCACCAGTACCCTACACGTCGTGCAGCTCAAGTTCAAGACCGAATCAGCAAGGCTGCTGCTCACTTCGCCATCGAGGGGAATGTGAAGGAAGCGTCCGAGCGCTGGGGTGTTCACGAGCAGACGACGCAGGAACTGAGGCCGAAGGACTATGCCATCATCGCGACGATCGACGGCGAGACGAGGTACGCCCTACCTATTAATAACGCCGCAGGAGTTAAGGCGGCTGCGACCGCAATCACAGAGAAGCGCGCCAACTATCCCTTCGAGATCCGTCACCTCGCAGCACGGCGTATCCTACACGCCGCGCGGGAGCAGCAGGTGCAATTGCCGTCGCTGACCGACGAATACCTGCACAAGGCAGCTGGCTTCGGCATGACCCTCCCCGAGCGTGCCGCCGAGAAGCTGAGCCTGCGCGTCATCATGATGCCGAAGACCGCTGCAGCAGAGCGGCTCACAGGCGCGAAGCTCGCCCAGACCGTTTCGAGGATGGAAGAGATCCCGAACGACGAGCTGGTGAAGCTCGCGCACATCGTCGACCGCATCGACG